ATATATCTGATCATAAGTTTATAAGCAGAGAAGCAACAGTTTATAAAACGCCTATTATATGTAATACAACTATTAAGGAAAACACTGAAATTATAGTGCACCATAATATATTTAGAAGATGGCATGATGTTAGGGGTGTTGAAAGAAATAGCAAGAGTTATTTTAAAAATGATTTATATTTTTGTGAGTCTAACCAAATATTTTTATATAAAGATAAAAAAACTTGGAAAGCGAACGAAGGCTTTTGTTTTGTAAAACCGTTAGCCAACAAAGATAAATTTTCTATTGACAAAGAAAAACCCTTAGTGGGTGTTGTAAAATATACAGATAATTCAAATATTGTTAAATTAAATCAAAAAATTGGATTTACGCCTTATAGCGAATATGAATTTATTATAAACGGAGAAAAGCTATATAGAATAATGACAAAAGAAATATCTATCAATTATGGATATAAAAAAGAAGAAGCAGAATATAATCCAAGCTGGGTATAAAGCAGTTGATGAACTTGTAAAAGTAGCAAAAGAACCTATAGTTGAAACCGACGATGATGTTTCAGCTGATAGATTAAAAAATGCAGCAGCTACAAAGAAGCTAGCAATATTTGATGCATTAGAAATATTAAATAGAATACAAGCTGAAGAGGCTATGCTAGGTAATAAACCAATAGAAGATAAAAATCAAGCTTTTAGTGGTTTTGCAGAAAAAAGGTCTAGGTAATGGGTTATCAACAAACTTTATACAAAATTGTTGAGCCAATTAAACGAACAGCAATACATAGATTAAATAAAAAGAAAGCCTGGAAATACGGTTATAACAAGGAGCATGATGTTGTTGTTATAAGTAAAACAGGGAAGATAGGTGAAATATATGAAATACAAAATCTTAAAATTGCCTTACCCCTTGCTGAAAATGTGTATAGCAAAGATGATAAATGGGTTGCACAAGAATATCCAAAAGATTTAAAAAATATTAAAACAATATTTGATTGGCAAACCTACCCAGCTGAATTTAAAAACAAGTGGCATGAATACATTGATAAAGAGTTTGCTAAAAGAGATGAGGGGTATTGGTTTCGTAATAAAGGTGTTGACACTTATATTACTGGGTCTCATTACAATTACTTGCAGTGGTCCAAGATTGATGTTGGGCAGCCAGATTTTAGAGAAGCAAACAGATTATTCTTCATATTCTGGGAAGCTTGCAAGGCAGACACAAGATGTTATGGGATTTGCTACCTTAAAAATAGACGGTCTGGATTTAGCTTCATGTCAAGCAGCGAGACAGTTAATCAAGCTACAATCTCTTCAGATGCTAGATTCGGAATCTTATCGAAGACTGGTAGCGATGCAAAGAAAATGTTTACCGACAAGGTTGTACCAATATCAACACACTACCCATTCTTTTTTAAACCAATACAAGATGGAATGGATAGGCCGAAAACAGAACTTGCGTATAGAGTTCCAGCCTCCAAGCTTACAAGAAAATCCATCAGTGCAACCGGGGCCAACCAAAGGGAAAGTCTTGAAGGGCTCGATACAACAATAGATTGGAAAAACACAGGGGACAACTCTTATGATGGTGAAAAGTTAAAATTACTTGTTCACGATGAATCTGGTAAATGGGAAAGACCAGATAATATATTAAACAACTGGCGTGTTACAAAAACAACGTTGAGATTAGGAAGTAGAATTATAGGAAAGTGTATGATGGGATCAACATCAAATGCACTAGATAAAGGAGGTGATAACTTTAAAAAATTATACAATGGCTCAGACGTTACAAAAAGAAACCGAAATGGACAAACTAGCTCAGGACTATATAGTTTGTTCATACCTATGGAATGGAACTACGAAGGATTCATTGATTCTTATGGATTACCTGTATTCGATACGCCCGAATCTCCGGTTGAAGGACCATATGGAGATGAGATCGATATAGGGATTATAGAACATTGGCAGAATGAGGCTGATGGCCTTAAAAATGACCAGGATGGGTTAAATGAATTTTATAGACAATTCCCGCGTACAGAAGAGCATGCATTTAGGGACGAAACAAAAAATAGTATATTTAATTTGCAAAAAATATACGAGCAAATAGATTATAATAGCGATATTAATAAAAACAAATTTATATCTAAAGGAAATTTTGTATGGGAAAATGGTGTAAAAGATACAAAAGTATTATTTATGCCAAATAACAATGGAAGATTTAATGTAACATGGGTTCCACCTGTTTATATGCAAAATAAAATAGCTTTAAAAAATGGTTTAAAATATCCAGCTAATGAGCATATAGGCGCTTTTGGGTGCGACTCTTATGATATATCGGGTACAACAGATGGTAAAGGATCGAAGGGCTCTTTGCATGGATTAACAAAATTTAGTTTAGATGAAGCCCCTACAAACAGCTTTTTTTTAGAATATATTGCAAGACCACAAACAGCTGAAATGTTTTTTGAAGACGTGTTAATGGCTTTGGTATTTTATGGAATGCCACTTCTTGCGGAAAATAATAAACCAAGGCTTTTATATTATTTAAAAAGAAGAGGATACAGAGGCTATTCTATAAATAGACCAGATAAGCTTTATAATAAATTATCTGTAACGGAAAAAGAAATAGGAGGAATACCTAATTCATCAGAGGATATTAGACAAGCGCATGCGGCTGCTATTGAATCATATATTGATAAATATGTAGGACTAAAAAATGACAATTCATATGGTGATTTATACTTTAATAAAACATTAAATGATTGGGCAGGGTTTGATATAAACAAAAGAACAAAATTTGATGCAGCTATTAGTTCAGGGTTGGCAATAATGGCTTGTAATAAAAATATGTATGCACCAGCTGCAATGAGAACAACTAAAAAATTAGAATTTGGTTTTAAAAAATATAGTAATAAAGGGATATTATCCAAAATATTAAAATAAATGGCAAATACACACCCAACAGGATTATTTCCGAGTCAAGCAGTGTCAGACTCAGAAAAAACAAGTTTAGAATACGGAGCTAAGGTTGGAATAGCTATTGAATCAGAATGGTTTAAAAAGGATTCAGGTACATCAAGGTATCAATCTAATAGAGAGAATTTTCATAGGCTAAGGCTATATGCAAGAGGAGAACAGTCAATACAAAAATATAAAGACGAATTATCTATAAACGGTGATTTATCATATTTAAATTTAGATTGGAAACCAGTTCCTATTATACCAAAATTTGTAGATATAGTTGTAAATGGTATTGCAGAAAGAATGTATGATATAAAAGCGTATTCTCAAGATCCCTCTTCTGTTAAGAAAAGAACAGACTATATGGATAATATTCTTAGAGATATGCAGGCTAAAGAGTATATAGAAGAAATAAAAGGAACTTTAGGCATTGATACTTTTAAAACAGACGCCACAAAACTCCCAATGGACGAAACTGAATTAGGAGTCCATATGCAAATGGAATATAAACAAGGTATTGAAATTGCGCAAGAAGAAGCAATAAACAATGTTCTTGACAAAAATAAATATGAATTAATAAAGAAAAGACTTGATTACGATATAGCTGTTATTGGGATGGCTTGTGTAAAAAATGGATTTAATAAGTCAGAAGGTATAAAAATTAATTATGTAGACCCCTCAGATATTGTTTATTCTTTTACGGAATCTCCATATTTTGATGATTTATATTATGTAGGTGAAATTAAAAAAATAAGTATTGTTGAACTTAAAAAACAATACCCAAATATAACTGATGATGAAATTGCTACAATAGAAAAAAACGGTTATGGTTCAGGCCATTTATTATATAATAAATCATATGGAGCAATAGATGGTGACGACGAAGGTTTCGTATATGTATTAAATTTTGAATATAAAACATATAAAAACCAAACTTATAAAATTAAAAATACTGCTTCTGGTGGTAAAAAAGCAATTAAAAAGAATGATAATTTTAATCCCCCAGCTGATCAAAGAGCTAGATTTGAAAAAGTAAATAGGGCAATTGAAGTTTTATATACAGGAGCTAAAATAATAGGTAGCCAAAATTTATTAAAATGGGAGCTAGCGGAAAATATGACAAGACCTAAATCAGATACAACAAAAGTTGAAATGTCATATAATGTTGTAGCACCTAGGGTGTATAAAGGCAGGTTAGAATCTCTTGTGAGTAGAATGACAACGTTTGCTGATATGATACAATTAACGCATCTTAAACTGCAACAAGTATTAGCTAGGATGGTTCCAGATGGTGTATTTTTAGATGCTGACGGAATTGCAGAAGTAGATTTAGGTAATGGAACAAATTACAACCCACAAGAGGCATTAAACATGTACTTTCAAACAGGTTCTGTTATTGGAAGGTCAATGACGCAAGATGGTGAATTTAACAACGGTAGAGTGCCAATACAAGAACTACAAACAAATAGTGGGGGAGCAAAAATTAATTCACTAATTACTGCTTATAATTATTACCTACAAAACATGCGAGATGTAACAGGTCTAAATGAGGCAAGGGATGGCTCAACACCTGATAAGAATGCGCTAGTAGGCCTTCAAAAAATAGCGGCGGCTAATTCAAATACTGCAACAAGGCATGTACTGCAAAGCGGGCTGTACCTTACGCTTAAAACAGCAGAAGCTATTTCTCTTAGAATATCAGATGTATTAGAGTATGGTAACACTAATAATTCTTTTATAAATTCACTAGGTAGATTTAATGTGGCTAATTTAAAAGAAGTACAAGAATTGCATTTACATGATTTTGGTATATTCTTAGAGCTAACTCCTGATGAAGAAGAAAAGCAATTGCTTGAAAATAATATACAAGCATCATTACAAAAAGATCAAATAAATCTAGAGGACGCAATTGATATTAGAAATGTAAAGAACTTAAAGCTTGCTAATGAACTATTAAAAGTAAGAAGAAGGAAAAAAATAGAACAGGATCAAGCTATAGCCGCAAGAAATATAGAATTGCAATCTGAATCTAACGCGAAATCAGCAGAAGCAGCGGCTGCTACCGATATTCAGAAAAATACTATTTTAACTGAAAACAAAGTTAAAATGAATCAAGCGCAAGTTCAGTTCGATATACAAAAATTAGAAAGAGAGGCTGCAATTAAAAAAGAGCTTATGTTGCATGAATTTCAGCTAAACGTAAAGCTTAAAGAAATGGATTTACGAGTAATTAATGATAAAGAGAAGTACAAGGAAGATAGAAAGGATGATAGAACAAAAATACAAGCTTCTCAGCAATCAGAATTAATTGATCAAAGAAAAAATAATAAGCCACCTAAAAACTTTGAATCATCAGGATTTGATACATTAGGCGGGTTTGGTTTAGAACAATTTGAACCAAGGTAAAAAACTTTAACCTTAAATAAAGTTAATTAATTATATTATATTATGTCAGAAGAAACAAAAGCAAAGGTTATAGAGAATGAAAATCCATCTGTAGCTGAAAAAGAAACAAAAGTACTTAAAAAAATAGGTGCTGATACCGGCGATGAAGCCGTTACTAAAGTAGATTTAAGACAACCTTTAAAAGAAGAATCAGATGCCGTTCAAGAACAAAGCACAGATGAAAGCGTGTTACGCGGAAGCGGCACGGATGAAAAAACAGGGGAAGAAACCGAAGTGGAATTGCAAGAAGTACAGCAAGAAGAAAATGAATTAGCTTTAGAAGAGGTAATTGAAGAAGAAACTAAGGAGGAACCTAAAAAAGAACCACAGGAAGAGCTAAAAGAAGAAGAGGTTGTTCCACAGACTGAAGTACAAAACGAAATAAATATACCAGATAATATACATGATTTGGTACAGTTTATGAATGAAACAGGAGGAACTGTAGAGGATTTTGTAAATTTAAATAAAGATTATACTTCATATGACACAGATGCAATTATTAAAGAATATTATAATAAAACAAAGCCTCATTTAGATACAGAGGAAGTTAATTTTTTAATAGAAGATAGATTTTCATATGACGAAGAAATAGATGACCCTAGAGAGATAAAAAGAAAACAAGTTGCATATAAAGAGCAAGTAGCTGAGGCAAAAGAATATCTTGAAGGTCAAAAAAATAAATACTATAAAGAAGTAAAAATAAATGGTAATTTAAGCAGAGAGCAACAAAAAGCCGTTGACTTTTTTAATAGGTACAATACTGAGCAACAAGAAATTGCTCGACAACAAACACAAGCGACAGATCAATTTAAGGCGAAAACTAATCAAGTTTTTAATCAAGAATTCAAAGGTTTTGATTTCAAAATTAATGATAAAAAATTTAGGTATAACCTTAAAGATGTTGAAAACGTTAAAAATACTCAAATGGATATTATGAATATTGTAGGTAGTTACCTCGATGATAATAATAAACTAAGTGATGGGTATGGTTATCATAAAGCATTATTTGCCGCTAAAAACGCCGATAATATTGCAAATCATTTTTATCAACTTGGTAAAACAGAAGCTATAAAGGAAATTTCGACTGAATCTAAAAATATAAATATGGATCCAAGACAAGTAAACTCAGGCACTGTTGAATCAGGAGGTGTAAAAGTAAGAGCAATATCCGGCGACGATAGTTCAAAACTACGTATAAAACTTAAAAAATAATAATAATTAAAAATATAAATTAATATGGCAGCAATAACTCCATCGGCTGGAAGCTCGTTGAATTCAACGCCAGCTCCAGTTAAGCAGACTCTTTCATCAAACTACCTATCATTTACAGGTGGTTCTAATGACTGGTCTCAGCAGTATTTACCAGATTTATATGAGCAAGAAGTAGAAGTATTTGGAAACAGATCAGTTGCTTCTTTCTTAA